TTAGCACTTCCCACATCTGCGCCAGCACCGTGCGCGGGCCGCGCCCGTAGTTGCCATCGCCTGCGAGCGGCGTCTCGTCGATGCGCAGGAACAGGCGATTGCTGGTCACGTTGCGCGACCGGTAGACCGCGCGGTCCTCGCCCGAGAACGGCATCTCCCACCCCAGTGGCGCGATCTTCGCGGTGATGGTCCCGGTGGCACGCTCAGCCGCCTCGGCCGCGACGTCGAACTGAAACGTGTTGGTGGTCACATTGCGGATGCGGCGCTCGCCGTTGTAGGCCGCCTCGTTGGCCCCCCCGATCAGCACGATGTCGTCCTCCCGGAAGCCGTGGCCAGCGTCGGCCGTGGCGGTCGCCACCGTGCCCTCGCGGGTGATCGCGGTCAACGTGCGCAGGTTGAAGCCATTGCCGAGACAGGCGTTGAGCACGGCGATCAGGGTGCCCCGCTGGCCGCTCAGCTGCGGTGCACCGGTCTGGTTGGACTGGAAATACTTGATGGTCATGGAGATAGAAGTCAGCGATCGATGTCGCCGCGAATCTGGATCTGGAAGGAATCGCTCGCCTGCGTGGCAGGCCCCTGCAGCGTCGTGCGCGCGACCCACACAGGGAAGTTGGCTGCCGCAGTGGAGAGGCGCAGCACATTGCCGGCGGCCCAGCCCGAGCCCCAGCCTCCCGCGCGCAGCGTGAAATACGGCGCGTGGGTCTCGGGATTGATCGGTGCGAGATCCGTGGCGGTGTTGCCCACGGCGATCTGCCCGACCGACTCGCCGACCACGCGGAACTCGTTGGTGTTGGTAAAGATCAGCGCCCAGCGCTCTTCAATGCTTCCGCGATTGGTGACCGCCACCGGGTACACCGTCTCGTTGTACTGGGCGATGGTGTTGGCGCCGATGCGCACGTCCTTCCACTCCCCCGTCCAGGTCTGCTGCGCGAACAGCGTGTGGGCGCGGGCCTGCAGGTCGCCGATGATCAGTGCCGACGACACCCGCGCTTCGCGCGCGGGATAGTCGTGCGTGAGTGGCCGCGTGAGCGTTAGCACGCCGTTGATCTGCGTGTCCGAGATCAGGCCCATGTCTTCGATACGGTGTTCGGCCACCAGCGGCTGGGCCAGACCGGCGGGCGATGCCTTGAGCGTCACCGTGCCGGCATCGAGATCGGCGGTGTACCGATCCGTGGACACCGGCTTGCCATCGGCATCCAGTACCCGCAGGGTGGACAGGCGTACGCGGCCAACGTCCAGCGTGTCGCCTGCGCGCGCATTGGCGGGAAACGGCGTGGTCGCGGTGTGATGCACCACAGCCACGTCCCCCGGCCGGAAGATCGGCACCTTGCCATCAAGCGGCAGCCGGACCGGATCGAGTCCAAGCACGTCCGCCGACAGTGGCAGGTAGGTGAAAGCCACCGCGTTGAAGCGCAGCGTGTCGGCCAGCACCGGCAGTGGCTGGAAGATCTGGCCGTTGCGCACGGCATCGACGCTGTACCAGATCTCGCCTTCCCGACCAGCGGCGGGCATGAAGCGCCCGAAGCGCACGCGCACCACGCCGGTCTGGTAGTCCACTGTGCCGAGCATGCCTGCAGCCGCAATGGTGCCGTCGGCGTTGGCGGTGGCCGTGATCTGACCGCCTGTCAGCGGCACCGCCCGGATCTGCAGGCTGCCGGGCCGCACGGGCGCCGCCGGCACGCGGAAAACCACCTCATCGACCGGCTGGCCACCGAGCTCGGTCAGCAAGGACTGCATTGACACCACGTTGCCGGCGCCCGGCTGCCATACGGTGAGCAGCGCCCGGCCCGAGGCGTAGTCGATCGTGCCGGCCTGGGTGCCCGCCCCGGTGTTGGCGTTGATGTCGGTCACCAGCGTGCCCAGCCGATCCACGTAGACCTTGCCGCCCAAGCCGAAGCGGAGGCTGCCGGGCACGATGGCCTCGGCGTAGCGGTCGGTCAGGTCGACCTCCAGCTGCGCGAGCGTCACGGTCTCGGTCGCCGCGTTCGCCGCGTCGACGGCGCGATAGCGGACCTTGACGTAGCCCGAGTCATCGATGGGCATCGCCGCGCCGGCTGGCTTGTATTCCCAGTGGCTGAAGGTATTGCGGTAGACCGGACGGCGCTCGTTGCCCTCCACCGTCCAGCCCAGCTGCTGCACGCTGTAGCGCGCGAACGGGATGTTGACCGTCGTGTCGGGCCGGAAGGTGATGGTGCCGGTGGCGTAGTCGATCCGACCGACCACGGCGGCATCAAACGCGCCGCCGCCAGTGTCATGGGCGATCTTGATCGGGTCGACGCGCTGCACCACCTGCATCTCGGCGGGCGTGCCCGAGATCGACTGGTAGTTCTCGATCAGCAGGTTGAACTCGAGCTCGACCGTGTTCGGACGGACGTCGGTCTGCGGCAGGCGGACGGTGACGGTGCCGTCGGCGTTGCGCAGTGGGTGCGCGAAATTCGCTTCCTGCGGCGGGCCCCACTCGTAGTCGATGGTCACCTCCGCACCACCGGCTGGCAGCACGGCGGGCCGGAAGACCAGTTCGCCGCGCGCATAGCGCACGGTGCCGGATCCATCGCCCGTGATCACCCCGTGCCCGTCGTCGGTGGCCACGCGCTGGCGCGCGCCGTCGGGCCACGTGATACGCAAGGTGCCCGGCGCGATGCCTGGATGTGCCACGGTGTGGCGCACGATGGGTGGCTCCACCGGCGCCGCGACCCGGTTGAAGTAGCTGGCCGCGCTCCCCCACGAGAACAGGATGGCCGTATTGGCGTCCGGCAGCGCGCCGGTCGTGAGGATCACTGAGCCGGTCACGTAATCCAGGGTCCCGGCCCCGAAGGAGGAATCGCTGCCCCTGATCGCTCCGTCGCCCTGGTCGCGCAGGTCGTACCACTTGCCCTGGGCCATGTAGGACACGATCAGCGCTCCCGGCTTGGGCGGCGGCGACAGGGTGATGGTGTAGGCGTAGCCCCGGTTCTCCTGGGCGATGCCGATCGCGGCGGTGTCGGCTACGCGGGTGGGAGCGCCAGCGGGCCGGAAGCTGACCTGGAAATCCCCGCCGTATCCCGGCGTGCCCTCCTTGAAGGCCACCAGACCCCGAGCGTAGTCGACCGTGCCGATCGTGCTCGTGCCGGACTTGAGCTGGCCCGCCGCATCGGTGAACGTGTAGCCGCCACCGGCGATGCGCAGGCTGCCCGGCACCAGCGGATTGCCCAGGTAGAGGTTGCGGCCGCTGGCGACCTGGCCGTTGGCCGTGTAGGTCAGCACGCCGCTGCCGCTCTCCAGCAGCGGCACCGCTTGGCCGGCGGCGTTCAAGTCCACCAGCGGCGTCTCCGACTGGGCGGACGGCACCAGTTGCCCGAACAGGGCCGGCACCTGCACGCGCAGGTCCCCCACTCGCGCCTCGGCCACGGTGGGTGCGATGCCGTAGTAGACGGCGGCGTTGGCGACGATCGTGTCGCGCACCACGGCCTTGGCCGAGACGTCGTCACGGTTGGAGGGCGCCGGCCCCTCGAAGTCGTAGCGCAGCGGATCGGATATCTCGCAGGTCGCCACGATCGCCGAGAACTTGACGGTGCCGCCGCCCTCGCTGACGGTGAACTCGCGCTCGGTCGTGGTGATGCGCGTGACCCGAACGTACTGCTCGGTCTCGGTCGGCTTGGCCTCGTCCTGCACCAGCACGAGCGCCTGCCCGACACGCGGCAGCGAATCAGACGGCTTCAACAGCAGCGTGATGGCGCGCTGGCCGGTGAGCTGCCGCTCCAGCAGCTGGCCGGGCCATTTAACGCCGCGGGCGAGATACCGCTCGACGCGATCCTTGGCGGCATCGCGCCGATCGGTCCATGACTTGGTGGTGAAGAGCGTGACCGACACGCGCGGATCGGTCGGCGCTTCGGCGAGGATCGCGTGGGCGCCGTAGTAGGAATCGGTCGAATCGGTCAGCACCCCGACAAAGGATTTGCGCAGCGACACGCGCCCGTAGGTGCGGTCGAGCTCGGAGATGTCGGGGAACAGGTTGTTCGACTGGCCGTCGACCACGACGTGGCCGGTCATGCGACCACCGCCGTCGGGTGTGTCGAGCAGGCGCTCGGCGGCCAGGAGTTTGATATCCCCTGTCAGAATTGCCATTCTGGTTACTGTTCCTTCTGGAGGTGACGATGAGACTTGATGGGCTGGCACCGCTGTACAAGGACATGCGGGCACAGAAACTGGAGCGCATCCGGTTCGATTACCGGCACGGGCGAGTGAGCTTCGATGTGTTTTTCTTCATCGACGAATCGCCCTATCTGCTGCTGTTCGGCGCGCGGGGCTACAACCTCGTGTTCGAGGTCGCGGTCAAACCGGGCTTTGAGATCGATCCGCGCCTGGAAAACGCTGACTACAGGGCGCTGTGCGACGCGCTCGGCCTGGTGTTCAACCCAGACAACCGGTTCTCAACAAAAGCGTTCTTCGAGACATTCGCTGGACACATCCCGGCAACGGTACCGGCCGACCATGAGGTCAAGCCGCAGGATGTGGCGCGATTCCGGCGCGATGTCGAGGAGGCCCACAAGGTGTATTACTGTGGCTGGCGCGACAACACCGTGCGCGGCGAAACCGTGACCGACAAGAATCTGCGCAAGACGCGCGAACTGCTCGGTCAGAAAGCCTATGAGCGCTGCAAAGCCAAGAACCTGAGTACCTGCTGGACCGACGATCGCGAAAAGGCCATCACCTTCACACTTCCATGAGGCGCACGGTCAGCCGATAAAAGTCGCCTTCGCGCCGCGCCGGGAAACCGGTCACCGGCTCGGCCTCGATGGCGGTTTCGTGATGGCGAAACGCGACGGTGAAGACGCGGCGATCGATGTGGGTCAGTTCGAACTGCCGACTGGGTGCCGCCGCCCACGCGTACAGCGTGTTCACCGTCGCGCGGGTCACCCAGGCCATGTCGGCGGCGCCCACCAGCGTGATGGGCCTCCCCTTCTGGCGGGCGGCCGACTCGACCAGCAGTGCGCCGGTCAGCAGGTACGACACCGCCGCCACGGCGGGCGTCCAGGCGTGTTCGTCCGTCCATAGCAGGTCATCGGGCAGCGCGAGGACCGCGCTGTCCGCCAGGTTCTTCAATTGCATCAGGGTTACAGCGCCCGGGATTGGGCTTCCTTGAGGAGTTCGAGCAGCCGCGCTTCGTCGCGAGCGTCGATGGTGGCGGCGACCGTCCGGCCGCCGGAGGCCAGTTCCACACGGATGGTGCGGGCGGGCGCCACCTCTGCCGCGTAGGCGGGCACCGGCGCGCGCATGGAGGTGACCAGCACCTGCGATAGCGCCACCGCAGGATCCACCCCATTCCAGGCGCCCGACACCGCTTGCGACGCCCTGGCCGCCATCCCCGCCAGCGGCTGGACGAGCCCGCCGGTGGCGTAGCCACGGACTGTTTTGGCCAGCGCGCGGGCCGGCAGCGCGAGGTTGTTGATGGTGTCGAAGAAGGCCACGCCGTAGTGCCCAACCGCCTGCCCGTTCACCACGTACTCACCGGGCGTCAGCATGGCGGGCACCGTGTCGGAAGGCGCCACACCGCCGTCGCGGTAGAACTCGCCCTGGTGCTGCTCCATGTAGTCGAGCAGGTCGCGCTCCAGATCCTTGCCCCACAGCATTGGCTGAGCCATGGCCTGGCGCCAGGTCGTCTTGACGCGCTCGATGGTCTGCCGCTCGGCGGCGCTCAGCTGCTTGCGCCCGACCAGCGCATCGAGCGCCTGCCGGTCGCGCTCAGCCTGCCTGCCGTAGTTCGTCATCGTGCGCGAGCGCATGTCCGAACTGACCCAGGCGCCGCCCTGATGCTGCGCCCAGGAGGTGTAGTCGCCCATGCCCTGCAGGCCGAGCTCGATCATCTGACGGGCCTCGACCACATCGCGGTTGCGCTTGGCTCCGCCCGGCTGGCCGCCACCACGTCCCCCGAACAGCACCGGCCCGCCCGTCGCGAAGCGGGCCACGCCGTTGGCCAGTTGTGCGAGCGTCCCGGCGCCGTACTTGCGCACAGCAGCCTTGCGGATCACGAACGCCCCGGCGTCCAGCGTGCGCGGCACCGTGTCCTGGTCGCCCGTGCCCGGCACCGAACCGCCGGTCATGCGCGGGAAGGCGGGCGCAACTGGTCCCCCCTCCGCAAACTGCCGCACGCCACCACCGACCACCCCTCCCAAGGCGTTCGCCTCTACCCGGCGCACGGCAATCGTGTGGGTGGATGACGTGTTCATGCCGTTCAGGCTCTGGACCTCGGCACGTACCGCGTCGACGTTGCTGGCGACAAGGTGACGCGACTCGGTCTGCACGCGGTCCAGCGCCCGCAACATGCCTTCGACGTTGGCGATGGCGGCGCGCGCCTTCTCGGTGGCGACCCGGAGCTCGAGCTGTGAATTCTCACGAGCATAGGCGTTGAGCCGATCCAGCGACGCCAGCGCCTTGGACACGTCGGCATCGACCGGCAAAGTCTTGCCTTCCTTGAGCCGCTGCTCGTAGTCCTGCAGCGTCTTCTCCGCCTGCTCCAGATCGGCCTTGATGACCACCAGCCGTTCGCGCTCGGCCAGGGCTTTGTCGAGGTCGGCGATGGCCTTGTCGAAGCGCTGGGTGTCCGCATCGATGGTGATCTTGAGCCCCTGCTGCAGCTTGGCCGTCAACTGGGCGATCTGGCTGTCGGTCTGGGCCAGCGTCTGCTGGATGCCCTGGCGGGCCGACACCGCCGACTGCGCGGCACGCTGGTGCGCCTGGGCCTCCGCATCCAGCGTCTGATTGAGGATCGCCTGCGAATCGCGGATCCGGCCGACGGCTTCGTTGACGGCCGTCTTGCCCTGCACGGCCTGCGCATCGGCAGCCGTCATCTTTTGTGCAGATTGGGCGCGCAGATCGTCCGCTTGCCGCGTCAGGGCTTCGGCCTGCGCATACTCCCGGCGGCCGGTCGCCTCCCGGGCCTGCGCTTCCAACTGGGCCACCTGCGAGACGGCCTGCTCGGACTGCCGGCGCGCATCCTCCGCGCGCTTGGCCTCGCTGGACTGGGCACTGGCCACCTGAGCGGCCAGGTCCATGGCCTTGCTGGCGCGCTGGCGGGCCTGGTCGAATTCGCCGTCGGCCAAGGCGGCACGAGCACTGGCTTGGTACTCGGCGATCTGGCGCTTGCGGTCCTCCTGCGCCTCGTAGTCCGATAGCCCCGCGCGGCGGATGTCTCGGATGCGCTCTTCCGTCGACATCGACAGCTGACGCTTCTCGTCCTCGATGCGCCGCACCTCGGCCAGATGCCGGTTCGCCTCGGCGTTGAGCGCGTCGATGTGCTGACGGTACTCGGCGGCCGCCTGGGTCAGCGTCTGCCGGCGCGTGGCCAGGATCTCGTTCTCGACCCGCTGCACGTTGGCCGCGCGCTCGGCCTCGGTCTTGCCTTCGCGAGCGGCGGCGTCGACGCGGGTGCGAGACTCGTCATCGATCAGCTTCAACGCCTCGGTCGCAGCCTGTTGGCGCAGCGTGGTCTGCTGCGTGAGGGCCTCGACCAGCAACTGGGTCGACTTGGCGATCTGCACCGCCTGCGCCTGGGCCGAGCGCTCCAGCGCCGCCTGCTCCTGCTGGTAGCGCGCCTTGACCGCCTCGACCTGGCGCTGCAGGTGGCCATCGATGATGGAGGTGAGCCCCTTGTACGCCTCGGCCATCCTGGCGGTGGCGTCGTTGACGGTCTGGCTGGCCTTGGAGACCGCCTGCTCGACTTCGCCGATCCGGGACTTCAGCTTTTCCAGGGCCGTGTGGACCGCTTCGGCGCCGCGACCGACCGCCTCCTGCGTGCCCTGGCGCACCGCCTCCAGGCGCTTGGCGATCTCCTCGGCGGCCCCGGCTGCCGCGTTCATGGCACCCTTGGCCGCATCCGTCCCCCGGCCGGCGTCCGCATACATCAGCGCGAAGATCCGGGTCATGTCGCCCAGCCGCGCCTGGTGCCGCTTGGTCGCCTCGGCGATGGTGTCGGACGTGAAGATGGCGGCGAACACTTCCCAGTGAAACTGCAACTCCTCGACGGACCGGATCAGTACCTCGACCATGAGAATGCCGGCGCGACGCACGATCTCGAACCTCTCCGACAGCCACGTGCCGATCTCCCAGCCGACGAGGAACGCGCCCAGCGTGGCGAAGCCGGTCCGGAGTACGCCCACGCTCGCAATGGCGGCCGACACCGACAGGTTGGCCGTGGCCCAGGCGGCGGAGGTGGCGCTCGCTGCCGTCACGGCGGCGGCGCCTGCGGTCTGCCACGCGGTGATCAGGGCCGGGAGCAACCGGTAGACGAGCACGGCGAGGCCAACCTCGGCGATGCGTGTGAGCCAGCGCATCACTGTGTCGAGGTTCTGCGCGATCCACGTCAGGGCCTCGGACAGCTTGGCGGTGAAGCCGGTGGCCTGGTCGACCCGGTTGATGTATTGCCCGAAGGCATTGCGCAGCCGCTCGAACGCCTGGCTGACCGTCGCCGGCAGCTGGGCGTATTCGGTGGCGAGCTTGTCCTTCTGCGACAGCAGCGCATTGACGACCACATCGGCCGTGAGCCGCCCCTCTTCCGCCATCTTGCGCAGGCGGCCGATCGGGACGTTCAGCCCATCGGCCAGGGCCTGCGCCAGTCGGGGGCTGTTCTCGACAACGGAGTTGAACTCCTCACCGCGCAGCACGCCCGCCGCCAGCGCTTGGCCGAACTGCAACAGCGCGGATTGCGTCTCGTTGGCGGACGCCCCGGAGATACGCAGCGCCTGCGAGATGCTCTCGGTGATGGTGAACGCCTCCTTCTGCTCGCCGCCGAGCATGCGCACCGCCTGCTGCAACTTGCCATACTGAACTGACCCCGTAAAGTTGGACGGGTAATTTAGGCGGCCAAGGGCTGAGTCCTGTATTGCAC